GCGATGAATTGGAACAAGCTCTTTTAACGCCAGATGAATTTAAGTTGGACGAGTCGGACTTGACGAGTTTAACAACAAGCGGGAAATATAGTGGAAGCGGTTATCCAATTGGGATTGGTGGATTTGCTGATATTGCTCTTTCAGAAGGAAGTGGGGTCAATGTATTTGATTTAGATCCTTTCCAAAACATTTTTACAGGGACATTTACGCTGAACACATACGACCCGCCAATTTTGCAGGTAGGAACACTTCGGTTCTCAAGTACAATTCGAATAAGCTGGGGAGCATTTGGCTATGGACCATTCCAGACGCATGAAAGTTCAACATACGTTATTGCTAGTCGAATCATGCGAACTTCAGATAATGCCGTTCTTGCGGAGGTCACAAACTCTTGGACAGGAAAAGCAGACTTGACTGACGTTTCGTCTCCTTCTGGATTTTTGGAGAATTACATTGTAGTGAACATTGAAACAGGAGACATTACACTTTCACCAACTGACACGTACTACGTTTACCATTACCTTTTTGCAACGGCACACACTAACATTGACACTACGCTGTATGTTTACCAAGATGAAACGATTTATTCATACACGCCAACTGACATAATTTCCTACGGATCCGAAATTTTATTTACGTCAATTTTCAAAATGACGGTCAAAGATGTGATTATGGATTTGCTCCGCTTACACGGGGTTTTTGTCCAAACAGACAATTACACAAAGCGAGTTGTTTTCAACTTCTGGAATGACGTATCGGCAAATAAATCAATAGCCGTTGACTGGTCAGACAAGTACGTTCCGAAATCCAAAACGTTGATTTATTCTTCAGGGAGCTACGCACAGAAAAACTATTGCCGTTTTGCATCGAATAAGGATGTGCCAGAATCCGTTGGATTTGGTTTCTTTTCAATAGACGACACTACGCTGGACGTATCAACTGACGTTATCAAATTGAATCATTCAGCCACGACACAAAACAGCCGTTACCTTGGATTGAACGTTCCGAAAATCAAAGCGTTTGATGCAGATAATAAATGGACAAATCCCGGATGGAGAATCCTTCGCAACGAACGACAAGATATCTCAAGTGGTGTTACATGGAAATACCAAACGGTGGAAATTGATGAGGGCGTTACTCCCGGAATAAGCATGTTCACCCCGATTTGTCGGTTTGTTGGCTTCGATGAATTGCTACCGGTCAACCATGAGAAATTTATTGAGTCATTGCAGGAGTTTAAAGGACTTACAGCGGATTTCCGTTTGAGCGTTTTGGACATTGTGAATTTTGATTTCACGATTCCAGTACAAATTGAGGTGCCAGAGGAAGGAATCTCAGGACATTTCTACTCAAGCAAAATCACAAAAGGAACAGACGGCACGTCCAGAGTTGAATTAATGAAAATACAGTAAGAAAATGGCAGATGCAGAAAAAACGGTTCTTTTAAGAATCGAACTCGATACGGCACAACTCAAAAAAGCAGGAGACGAAGCAGCTGCTAAGCTCGACCAATTGAAGGTGAAACAATCTTTGATGCGTGGAGAGTCCAAGCAAGGTTCGCTCGAGTATGCCAAACTTTCGGCTGAAATTCGTAAAACGACCAAGGAGGTCAAGGACAACGCAACAGCACTTTCTTTGCACGAGAAATTGAGTAAAAAGAATACAGGCTCGATGCAGGACATGAAGGACGAAATGCTTGCTGCAAAGATAGCATTGAACCAAATGTCAAAGGAAATGCGAGAGGGTGCGCCCGGGCAAGCATTGACCAAACAAATTGATGGAATAAATGAATCGTTAAAAGAATCTGAGCAGGCATACGGTCAGTTTGGACGTAACGTCGGGAATTATAGTGAAGCATTCACCAAAGCGCTGAAAGAACAGAAACTTGAACTCCGAGCAATCCAAGGTGAAATGGTTGGTTTGGACGCTGATTCTGAGAGATACAAGGATTTGGCCAATAGAGCTGGCGAGCTGAACGATAAATTAAAAGAGGTTCGTGAAAATACAGCTGCCGCAACTGGTGGAAGTGGATTTGAGAAGATGTCAAATACATTCTCTTTAATGAAGGACGATTTGGCAAACATGGATTTTCAAGGCGTTTCCGAAAAGATGGGAGCGATGGCGAAGATCTCCCAACAGATGACATTCAAGGAGGCTATCGGGGGCATGAAAAATATGGTTTCAAGTCTTGCGTCTTTGGCAAAGGCTATTTTGGTGAACCCCATTTTCTTAATTGCAGGAGCGGTAGCCGGCATTGTTTACGCTACCAAAACTTGGATTGACCAAACGGAACAGCGGACGATTGCAGCGCAGGAAAAGCACACGGCTGCACTCGAGCGTACAACGCAATCTTACAGGGACCAAGCAACAGCCATTCGGGAAAGTGGCGACTTACAGTTAAGCCTTGCTATTTCTCAAGGGAAATCACTTGAGGAGTTGCAAAAATTACGGCTTCAAAATTTCGATAAAGCCGCAGCCAAAGAACTTGAAACTCTAAAGGCGTTAGGTAAAGAAAAAGCGGATGCGGAAAAGAAATTGGACAAGGCTCGAATTGATTACCGTAGAGGCTACAACAGTGCTGAGTCGATTGAAAATCTAAAAGTGGCCAAGGAGGCTTTTGCTGAAAAACAAAAAGCCTACAAAGACCAATTATCATTGACGCAGAAATTTGGCGACCAAAGACAGATTATAGAGAATGAAACTAACGCTCAAATCATCGACCAAAACAAAGCGACGAATGAGAAGATAAAAACCGATAATATCGCAGCGGCTGAAGATCGTTTAACCGTTGCCAGAAACCTTCAGGACTTATTGTTGAGGGGACGTGAGTTGTCGAATGAAAATGAGATAGCAAAAATCGAAGCGCATTATAAATTCTTGACCGACACGGCTCAAGGTGGCGCAGACGAATTACTTAAAATTGAGGAACTCAAAAACCAAGAGCTTGCACTGCTTAACGAACGTTCACGCCAAATTGAGAAGGACGGAATAACGACGGAATACAATCGTCAAATTGAGGATGCCAAAGGGAATGCGTCAACCATAAACGCGTTGAAAGCGAACCTTTCAAAAGAACTTACAGCGATTGACATTAAGTACGATACCAAGCGTTCAGAACAGGAAACCCAAACAAGCCTTCGACGTTCGGAAATAGAAAAGAAACGAGTTGACGACGCTAAAAAAACAGCGCAGGAATTAGAGCTTCTGAATGCTCAATTGAACTACGAACTATCGAAAGGTAGTACAGGAGAATTGGATGCGTGGAAAAAGCTACAACAAGCCCGAATCAATCTAATTAACGAGCAGAAAGACGACGCGGTAAAGACGACTCAGGAAGGTTCGGACGAGCGCATAAAGATTGAGAAGGAGGCTGAACTCGAGATAGCCAAAATCAAAAAAGAGTCAATCAAAGACGTTGAGAAGGTTGAGCAGAAATCGCGCGAGGACAGAATCAAAGAGAATCGTGCAACGGCTGTGGCTTTCATTGGAATTGCTCAACAGCTTGCTGATTCATTGGCTCAAATCCAAGCCAATCAAATCCAATCGGAACTGAATGCCGACAAGGATAAATTCGACGGAAAAGCAACTTTATTACAGCAACAGCTTGACGCTGGTTTGATTTCCCAAGCGGAGTACAACGCTCAAAAATCCAAGCTGGATTCCGACTATGCGAAAAAAGAAAGCGAACTGAAAAGAAAGCAGTTTGAAGCGAACAAGCAAAGTCAGATAATCAACGCTATCATGGGAACAGCGCAAGGTGTTATTCAAGGATTGAACGCGGCACCTCCTTTGAGTTTCATAATGTCGGCACTTGCCGGAGCATTGGGAGCAGTTCAGATAGGAATTATCCAAAGCCAACCCACTCCGAAATTTGCGAAGGGTGGTGTTTTTGGCGGTAAATCACATTCTAGCGGTGGCACGAAAGGAACGTTTGATGACGGTACGCAAATCGAAGTTGAAAAAGACGAGGCTTTCTTTGTTTTGAACAAACGGTCAACTGGTATGATTTCCAGACTTTCTGCAATAAACCAAGCTGGTGGAGGTGTTCCGTTGATGGAAAAAGGCGGCGCATTGACATTCGCAAGTGGTGGAGCTTTCAGTGGTTCTGCTGGTCGTTCAGTTACGGAACAAACGTACATGCAAACGATGTTAATGAATGCGATTAGATCTATTCCAAATCCAATCGTGGATGTAAAGGATATTAATTCGGCTCAATCAGAAAAAATATACGTTGAAGATTCCGCAACTTTTGGTTAACCTTTTATATAGGTCGTGTTATGGTCGTGTTGATTATAAAAAAAAAATCGTATTTTTGTTCTGTCGTGAAACTTTCGCCAGTTGACCGATAATTTGATGAAATTGGGGTGCTTTTGGGCATCCCTTTTTTTTTGAGAACACTTCTGCTAGACTTCTGCTACACTTCTGCTAGACTTCTGCTAGCGTTATTTATAATTAACATGAATAATTTGTAAATTTGTAAACATGAGTATTGAGATTCTGGATAAATTACGAGATAATGGAGACCTTCGGATATTGGCCGAAAATGGTTTGATTTCTATTTCGGTTCTGAATTATCAAAAAATTTACCACGCATTCATGGACAGGAGGGAACACGTCAACGTATCGCAAGCCGTAACAGATATTGCGGAGGTTTTTTCTGTTTCCGAGAAAACAGTCTACAATGTTATTCGGCGGATGAAAAAACAGGCAGAAAGTTAGACAGGAAGCTGTATTTGTTTCCGACGTAAAGCTCAACACCTCTTGCTCGCAAGGCATCGTTCAACTGTTTGAAATCACTCACAGCTTTATCGCGCGAAGTTCCATTGAAAACAGGATGGTCTACAAAGTCAACTCCGTGCATTACTATCTTTTTTGCTCCGAGCTTGTACGCTAAAACGCATGCGATGTATGTCGAATTATTCGAGTAGCAGAATTTCTCAGAATCCAACTCTTGTAAACTCCCACGTGATCCAGCAAATTCCAGAAGCCTAAAATTTGGAATATCTGACCATTCTAGACATTGCGAGTAAAACCCTTTACAATTAGCCATTCTTGTTTCGCTTGCTTTCTTTGCCGAAAATGCGCTCGGCACGTCAGCACAAAGCACGTAGTCTGGTTGGTGCCTTGTCCAGATGTCGTTAACTCCTATTGATACGTCTCCATCTGGTTTGTAAAATTTCAAACTTTCTCCAAGTCCAAGAACATCTATTTTCATAACTGCAAAATTTAGGTAAGTAACGCCCCAAATATAGGGCATAATTTTGTTGTATGATCGGAAACGTACATATTTCAGGACAAATTGGCTCATCCTACAAAGAAGATGGAACCGTATTGGAAAAAGGTGTCGAGCTTGTTGATGTTATCAATCAGGTCGAATCCATGAAGGATTGCGACATTATCAATGTGTGGATCAATTCACCGGGCGGTTTGGTAACAGTCGGAAACGACATCGCAAGCTACCTATCGAAAAAGAAAAACATCGTTACAATCGCAGATACATTCTGCGCATCCATCGCGACGAAAATCCACTTGGCCGTACCAGTTCAAAACCGAAAAATTGTCGCAGGAACGGAGTACATGATACATAATCCTTTGTTTTCTGAAATAAGCAACGTGAATGCAAACGATTTGAAGGCGTTGGCTATGGAATTGGAACCAATCCAGAAGGACTTGGTAAATATGTACGCAAAGCAGACAGGAACTTCCAAGGATGCAATTCAGGCATTAATGGACGTTGAAGCGTCATTGACCAACGATCAATTGGTTTCTCTTGGATTCGTTTCCGAGGTAATCCAAAAACAGGCATGGAAAGCAGTAGCTTTCATAAGCCCAAAAAAAGTAACCCAAAAAACAGACGAAATGTCGAATATTAAATTGAATTTGATGCAGAAAGCCATGGCGAAACTTGGTGGACGAGAAATCAAAGCAATCGTGGAAACGGTTGAGCAGGGTGTTATCGAAACCCCTTTTTCTGACCTTATGGCGGGAGATCCAATCATGCTAGATGGAGTACCAGCGCCAGCAGGTGAGTACGTTTTGGCAGACGGAACCAAAATCGAAGTTGAAGTTGAAGGAATCATCGGTTCCATCGAGTTGCCTTCCGAAGATACTGCGGTTGACCCTGCTTTGGCTTTGCAAGAGGAAATCGCAAATTTGCGCTCCGAGTTGGAGCAGAAAGATGCGGTTATCGCATTGATGGAAGAAGAACACAACACGACTGTTGGTGAATTGGAAGCGGTTAAAAATGAGGTTTTGGCTTCAAAAAAATCGACTTACAAAGCCCCTGCAGCTTCGGCACAGTTCAGAGGAACAAAAACAACGGCAACACTTTCTCCGCGCGAGGCGATGGAAGCAAGAAAAGCTGAGTACAAATCAAAAAATAAATAAGCGAGATGGCACTTATCACAGCAGCAGACTTAACTTTCAACGGAGAGGAAATCAAATCGGTATCGGAAGCGGTATTTGAATCAGGATTTGCCAAACCAGCTTTGGAGGAATTACACACAGTAGTAACGGGAATCGTTGCTAAAAAACAAATTGCCATTCTTGGACGAATGAGCGGATTGATTGGTAAAGGGACGGGAGCGTGTAACCCAACGGCGGACGCTAACACTTTCCCAATGTCGGAGAAGTTTTGGAATCCAGCAGTTTCGTCTGGTCGATTGTCAGAATGTTGGACTTCTTTACAGGAGACTTTCTTTATCTGGGGATTGAAAATGGGCGTTCAGAAAGCTGACCTAACAGGTACGGATTTCTTGAATTACATCTCTGAGATGTTGGTAGATGCAATCTACGAGGCAGTTCTTCGTATTGCTTGGTTTAACGACATAGCGGCAGCGAACACAAATGCAACTCCTGCAGGTGTTATCACAGCAGGAATTGACTTGGGTTACTTCAACAAAATCGACGGCTTGTGGAAACAAGTATTCGCAGTTGTTTCTGCTGACGCTTCCAGAAAAACGGCTGGATTGGCAACGAAAAACGCAGGAGCTTCCTACGCTTTGCAAGCATTCAATGACACTGACACGACTAATCGTGTGGTTACAAAAATGTTGCAAAACATCCGTATGAATGCAGACACTCGTTTGCGCGCAAAAACAGATTCAATCATTGTGGTAACACAATCGGTTGCTGACCAGTACGAACGTGAGTTGACTGCAACACAATCGGTGTTCTCAATCGAGTACCTTGAAAATGGTATTCAGATATTGAAATCTGGTGGCGTTACGATTTATGCGTTTGAGTTCTGGGACAGAATGATTGCGGCTTACTTTGACAACGGTACGACAACGTACTTGCCTCACAGAGCTTTGTTCTATTCTAAACCGAATGTACAAATCGGCACAGAGGACGTTGCGACGTTGAGTGAATTGGACATTTTCTACGACAAGAAAACGAAAGAGAACATCATTGATTTCGCTTTCAATGTCGACGCGAAATTGACAGAGGGTTACTTGGTTCAAGCAGCTTACTAAAAGATACGAGGGGAGCGTCAAACCTCCCCTTTTTTCACTAACATTTTTTATTTTAGAAAACATGAAAAAAATATTTTCAATTCTGTATTTCGCCATTGGGATCTTATTCCTTTCAGCGATTATCTCAACAGCTTTCCAAGGCTCTGAATTTGTCGTATCTCCGTTATTGGCTGTTGCATCGGCAGTAGTTGTTTCGGTGGCTGGTTTAGGCTTAAACAAACTTGGCGTTGCTTACGTTACCGTTTGCGGAAAATTGACGGCTGACATTCTCGAAGATTGCACCGTTCCACTGGTAGCAGGCACAAGGGACATGGCTTACGTTATTAATTTTGCCGATTGGGAAAACGCAACTAAGACTAAAGTTTCAGGCTCAAATACATACTCGGGAATCGTTCTCCCGACGGGTGCTTTAGCTTATAAAATTAGCGGACTCAAAAACTCCATTGATCCAGATTGTACGCAGGTGCAAGTCGGTTCTTATCAACGTTTTGACCACATGGTAAATATGATTGGTTACGATATCGACCCTACCATCAAAGACCAATTGAACGCAGCAAAAGACGGTGTCTACGTTGTTATCGTTGAAAATTTCTTTCAGGGAACTGCTGGAAATGGTGCTTTCGAGGTGTACGGAGCTGACGCAGGATTAGTATTGAGAAACATCAACAAGAAACCAACCGACGCAGATACGCAAGGTGGGTTCAAATTCACGTTCATGAGTGACGAATTGCGCAAAGAACCGATGTTGCCAGCGACGGTATTCATCACTTCTTACGCAGCTACAAAAGCTCTTGTTGAAGGATTGGCAGCATAATTTTGCAAGTCAAAAAAAAATAGTAATTTTAGAGGGTGAAATCGACATGGTTTCACCCTTTTTTTATGAATGAAAAAATACAAAGAGTAATTGCAAGCGAATCGACAAAGGAAATTTGGCGCGATCACTACAACTCTACGGAATGGAAGGAAGCAAACGACATTAATATCTTGCTTTTCGGGATGCCATTAAACAAGCGTCCGAAATGCAATTGTCTAGACGACCTATTTTTTATGCTCAAATCAAGCAAATCGCTAACAAAAATAAATATGGAAAATTCAAGAAAATTTAAGATTCGCAAAGGTATTACCATCTCGAATCACCGATTACCAAATATGCTTACAGAGCATTCGTCTGACGAGGAAATCATTTTCGCAATTAGCATTTTGCCACACGTGGCCAATGAGTGCGAAATCAAGCCAGAAAACTGGAAGGAAGTTGTTGAGCAAGGCGTTGAAGCCAACGAGGTGTTGGTTGAGGAAAATGTACCAACTGAAAACGTTGAAGTTCAAGAACCTATTTTGGTTGATGAATCTGTTTTGGCTCAAGAATCTGTGGTGGTTGACTACTCAAAATTCAAAAACGCTGACTTGTTGGAAATCTGTGCAAGCAAAGGAATTGAGGTTGTGGCAGGATCCACGAAAAAAGAAATGATTGCCTTGTTAACGGCATAATACAGAATCGAAAATGGCGAAGATAAAAGCAACAGCCGAAAAGATAACGCGACGCATAACGAGCCTTCCAGACAAAAAGTTGGGAATCCTTGACTATGACTTCGACAATCTTTATCCGCAAAGAATCATTGACATTGTGAACGACTCAGGCACAGCGAAGGCGTGCATAAAGCTGTTTGCAAAATACGTTACTGGAAACGGTGCGACGGATGTTGATTTTTACAAAGCCAAGGTAAACGACGACGGCTTAACGGCCGACAAACTGATTAGAAAAATGGCTATTTCCAAGGGTAAAACTCCGGGAATAGCCATTCATATTTCTTACAACGGACTTGGCCAGGCGGTGGAAGCAACTCCGATTCCTTTCGAGTACTGCAGACTTACTGATCCAGCAGGAAAGCACGAAGGTAAAATTTGCGTTTATCAAGATTGGGCGTTGAACAAAACAAGAATCAAGGTTGCCATCACCGAAAAAACGGTTGATTACATCGACTTTTTCAAACCAGAGGACGTCTTGGCTCAAATGGAGCGAGCAGGTGGCGCAGAAAAGTACAAAGGTCAAATACTTTACTGGACGCCAGAAGGTCGTGGAGAATACGCCTTGGCTGAATTTGATGCCGTTCTGGAGGATATGCAGACGGAAGCACAAACAAAACGCTTCAAATCCAACACGGCAAAAAAGAACTTCCTTGCAAGCCACATTCTAATCACTGGAAAACAAGAGGAAGCCGTAGATGAAAACGGAGATATTATCGACAACTCTGGTGAGTTTGATGAGTCATTGACACAATTCCAAGGAGGAGACGGTTCCGGGACCATTCTACAAATGGAGGTCGAAGGACCAGAGGACGTTGTCCGCTTAGAAAAAGTAGACATCCAGGATTATGACGGACTTTACGAGTTCACAGAGGGAAGCGCGCAAGAGTCAATCCGTAAAGCCTTCCTTGTTCCTTCGGCATTGTTGCAAAATTCATCTACTGGATTCTCGCAAGATGAAATCAACAACGCAAAAACGTATTACTCCGACGTAACAAGCGACGACCGTTTAGTTATTGAGGAAATTTTGAGAGACATTTTCTCTATTTGGCACACGAATATTTGCCCAAGTGGAGATTATTCCATTATGCCAATTAAGGTAACGAAACCAGTTGCGCCAGAGATGCTGCCTTATTATTCAAAAAATGAGATCCGAGAGAAAAACGGAGATGCTCCTGCTGAAGATGCGAAATCTGACGTTACCATTCTTGCAGTTACATTGGGAGTCGGTGGTACGCAATCATTGACAGCTATAATCGCAGACCCAATAATGACACTTTCTCAAAAACAGGGAGCAATGGAGGTCTTGTTTGGATTGACACCAGAGCAGTCTTCGAAAATGCTCGGAATTGAAGTCACACCAATAAACACACGACCATGACAACACCACTTATAAGCGTAGCAGATGTTAAGGAGTTCAAGGGAATTTCTGCCAACATAAATGCGGATAAAGACTTCCTGCCATTGGTAACGGAAGCTCAGATTTTTGACATTGCGCCAATCTTGGGAGACGATTTCTTTCTGGAAATTATCGCTGGGCTTGAAGCAGGAACGCCAGAAGCAAAATGGACGGAACTTTTTGAAGGGAAAACCTATGAATATGCAGGCAAAACGTATCAATTCTTTGGATTGAAGGCACTGATAATTTACCACTCGTTTGCTCGTTTCTTAACGAACGACGGGGTTCAATCAACTCCTTCTGGATTCGTAGTTAAACAAAGCCAGTACAGTGAGCCTGTGGACGCAAAAAGGCTATCAATGAAAATACAGCAAGCAAGGTCAGGGGCGGTGGCACACGAACAACGCCTGCTTGATTTCTTGCGACGGAATAAAGACGCTTACCCAACATTTGGGCAAAATTGCACAAGCGACACAGCCATTCGTAAAGGTGGTGTGAAATTTAGAAAAATAGGATAACGATGAACAGCGACTCATTAATTTTACGGCAAACGGATAACGCTCCGTTAACAAACAAGGCTTCAAATTTGGATGCAGCCGATTTTGACGGTAACATGATTAAGATCTACGACGACCTTGTGGCTCTAGCTTCAACTTTGGGTGTTGATGCTTACGATTCAGGAACGACTTACGACGACACGGTAAATCAGTTCGCAACGAATGGAGGTCGATTGTACCAATGGATTAACGCTTCATCGGGGTTCGGTCAAACTCCACCAAATGCGACGTATTGGCTCGAAGTATTCCCGACTATCCTTGGACACAGAAAGAACTCAGACACATTGCTTGCCGAAGGCACGGCAGATGAGGTGTCAGCAGCCGACATTAAGGCTTTCATTGCTGCAGGACTTACTTCGACAACTGACTTGGCTATTTCAACGCATACATCGACTTCATTCTTATTGACATCTTCTACCGGTGCAGACGTAACGATTCCTGCTGCAACAGCGGACTTGGCTGGACTTATGACTGCGGAGGAAAAATCAAAGGTTTCAAACGTTTCAGGAGTCAACACAGGGGATCAGTCGCTTGCGTCCTTGGGAGCTGAGGCAACGGCAAACAAAAAAACAACGCTTGCAAGCCCTGATCACGTTGGATTTCCGACGACTCAAACGGTTGTAACTGGAATCGCAACGGCAAAAACAGATATTATTCGCTCGGCCTCTTCGACTTACGATAACCTGGAGAAGATACAAATTGCAATCGAAACGTTGATTGACCGAGTAACAGCACTTGAAGCATTCCACCCATGAGAATAGAACGAATTTACAAAATTGCTTTCTGCTGGTTTATAATCGGATTAGCAATGGGATGGCTTTCACGATGCGAACGAGAACAACCGACTGCACCAACTCAGATAATTGAAAAAATAGTCTACCAAAAACAAAAAGCGGTTGATTCTGTATTGCTAAAAGTCGTGGAAACCGAAAAAAGAATAGCCCCAAAAAGAACGCGAATCGACTCATTGAAAATCAAACTCGACAAAGAAGTTGACACGGTGTTCATTCTTGCGATTCAGGACACTATAATTATCGAGCAAACGGATATTATCAATTCGTTGGATTCAGTCATTACGTCGCAGAAAATAGCCATAAAAGGACTGCAAGAGATAAATGCTATTCGGGTGGATGAAATAAATTTACTTTCGGACGAAAATAAGTCCTTGAAAAAAGAGAAAAAAGGCAGACTTATCGGAACTATTGCCGTAGGATCTATTTGGGCGGTGGTTTCCTGGTTATTAATTTTCAATAAATAGAATCATGGACGAAATTTCATTACAAAGAATCAAATTAGCACACCCGTCAATTCGGGAAAAGTTGCTAAAAGATTACACGGATGCGAATAACTTGCTTGGGAAAGGCGCGCGTTTGCGTTTAGCTTATGTTTTACGAACGAATCGAGAACAGGATGAACTATACAAGAAACGTCCGAAGGTAACAAATGCTAAAGGTGGTCAATCAATCCATAATTATGGTTTAGCCATGGATATTGTTATGCTTTATGATAACGATGGTGACGGAAAATTTGAAGAAGCCTCATGGTCAATGGTTCGCGACTTCGATAAAGATTCGATTGCTGACTGGAAAGAGGTTACAGACTTATTTAAATCGCGCGGATGGGAACACGGTGGCGATTGGAAATCATTTAAAGACTATCCACATTTCCAACTTAAAAAGCCAAACGGAACATCGTACACTTGGCGAGAACTAAAAGCGTTGGTTGATTCAGGTAAAATCATTCGAGATTCAAACATTGTTTATCCAAAAATTTAACTACATTTGAATAGAAATTTGGTTTTTTCATAAATGGTTAGGTTGTTTTGATGCCCGTGCGAAAGTTCGGGCATTTTTATTTGTATCAATTATTTTTTTATATATTTGTCAAGTGGATTAGTGAAGTTGGTTATCACGCAAGGCTCATAACCTTGAGGTCGTTGGTTCGAGCCCAACATCCGCAACAAGCGAAAGGAGAGAGTTCTTTGATTTTTTGAAAGTAGTTTTATTTGGAGGCCAATAATCATGAGGTTAGACGTAACCGTGCTAAATACGTAGCTGTCACAACGTTGTTTGAGTGACTTAATAATACAGGGACAACCGATAATAAAAATGGAATCAAAAGATTAGTAGCAAAAGAACTCGTTTAGAGAAAAAGAAACCCCTATCAATAATTTGGTAGGGGTTTTGTTATTTAGAATGATTCTAAATTTCAATTATTTTTTCTCGAATTGCATTTTATATAAAACTTTATAGTATATTTGTAAGGTCAATAAGGCGCAAAACAACAAAAACCAAAAAGATGATTAAAAGTAGCATTGAAAAACTAGCTAACACTATTGGATTTGAAATAGGAGCAAGTGATGACGTAACACAAGCATTGTTAATTAACGGACTTTGCAAAGGAATAAACAACTCTATACCACAAAAGAGCGACTTAGATATGCAGTTGTGTTACATAGCAGATAAGCTAGATGAAAAGAGCGAAAGAGTTTTGATTGGATTAGTAGAATTTATCAAATTGAAAAACGAGAAGTAGCCTTGTTGCTAACGTTTAGTGTATGATTAGTTGGGGATTACGTGGCAATTCCTTATCAAAATACACCGAACTACGGGCGAGGCAGGAGGCTGAAAACAGCACTGCAACCCCAATTAATTATACACATTGTTAGCCACAGGTTTTTATTAATCACTTAAAAATTAAATAATTATGACAACAAAAGAACAACAAACAATCGACAACTTATTTAAAGCTGTCCAAGATTTGAGAGCTGAAAACTCAAAATTTCGTGAAGATGTGAAATTGCAAGTTGAAACAATTAACACCAAAACAGATAAAAAGCACGTCCCTATTACTTTGGAGCAAGATATTTTGAGAACCGCTCAAATAGCAATGAATGAAAGTATTCAAAAAGTTTTAACAGATTACAGTTCTCCATTAAAAAAACTGGTAGAAGCTGTCGTTTCTGAAAATACAATATTTTTAAAACAACTGATTTCAGAAAGTTTTAATACGGTAATTAGAACCGATGAATTTAAAAACTCAATCATTAACGCTTTTTCTCACAAAGTAGCTCGTAATATTATTTCCAACAACGATGGACTATTCGACAAAGTTTCAAATGAACTAAAACAAGATGCTGTTTTTAAATCAAAAATGGCACTTGCAGTTTCAAATGTGGTTGAAGAATGCCTAAACGAACGCAGGTCTTAAACTTGTGGCTAACAACTGTATAAACCTAACAAGTGTGCAACATTTATTCACAAAGTCCAGTAAAATTAACTAATTCAAGTTACACAAAATAACAACGAAAAATGATACAAAAAATCACATTTGAGGTACTCGGAAAGCAACACACGAAGTACTCTTTCAAAACTTTGCCGACTGAGTTTATCATCGGCCAGATAAAACAAATATCAAAAACAGCACACCTAGTTGAAGTGAGCGAAATTGAAATCGACTCGGTGGATGAAACCACGTTTAACGACAACGACTTCTCGGACATTTCAAAATGGTTCTTAGATATGCGTGTTCGGTTTGACGATAAAGAGGCAATCAAATGAGACGGTTTAGAAAAACAAGGGCAGAGAAAAGGGCCATAGCCTGGTGGTGGATTCAGTTTATTATCGTGTTCGGCCTGTGGTTTACTTTCATCGTGTTTACGCTATTAAAACTGCAGAAATATGTTAACCAATAGCCAAAAGAAATACGTCGAGGAAAACTATCTTTTGCAAACAAATAAAGCAATCGCTACTGAACTTGGAGTAACGGTAGACGACATCAAGTACTTTATTCTGAAAACGCCAACGAGCAGGCTTTTAGAATTTCGGTATTATCGACAACTCAAGGAAAGCAAGCAAGAAATAGAGCAATCGAGTGGATTTATCGAACCTTCAGAATTTGAGTCGTATTTTTTACAAGTGAAAACTCCGGCAACAATTGAAGTTATCAACGGCACAACGTGTGTTGTGATCCAAAGTAAAATCAACATGAAATTATGACACCAAAAGAAAAAGCAGATGAATTAGTTGATAAATATTCCAATCATACAGTCGGTTGGAATTATATTGAAACAGCTAAAAAATGCGCATTAATAGCCGTTGATGAGGTAATTGATTCAATGTCGGAATACGACAAACTAATTGAAGAAGATTTGAAGTCAGAATTTGGAATTGAATTTTACAGTAGCCATCTTCAAAACATGGATGCGGATTTTAG